TGCAATGCTTTTATGATAATTAATCAACTAAAGAATGAAAATTTATGAGGATACTTGGTTTGAGTCATCACCAGTCAGGTTGTGGATTTCATCGTGTAGTTTTGCCAATGGCATTTATGAATGGAATCACCGGATTTGTTACAAATATACCTACGTATGAGAAGCTTGAAGAAGGATGGGATATAATCCTGTACAATAGGAAGTCAGTACTGGACAAAGATTGGTCAGATGTTAAGAAGCAAATGAACTGCAAGGTAGTAATGGACATTGACGATGATTGGATATTACCACCGAATCATCTAAACTATCAAAGCTATGTTGAATTTAAACCGGTAATTGAAAACAATCTTAGGGAAGCTGACTTGGTCACCTGCACAAATGAAATATTAGCAGCAAGGATTTATCCATTGAATCCCAATGTTGAAATATTTCCTAATGCTTTACCATATGGGGAACATCAGTTTACTGACTTTAAAGAAGAAGATGAAAGGATAAGAATATTTTGGTGTGGAGGTGCTACTCACGAACACGATATGAACATTCTGAAATATCCCTTCAGAAGATTGATTGACTTTTCTTCTAAGATTAAAATGGTTCTTGGAGGTTACACAGACACTGATCCAATGAGTAAGATGATTTGGGATAAGATGTTCAATTCGTTTACTTCCAATGGTCAGTTACCTTGGGCAAGGATTGCAGGATTAGGAGCTACTGAGTATATGAATCTTTACAACTATGCTGATATTATGGTAGTACCTTTAGAGAATAGTCCTTGGCACGCTTGCAAATCTAATCTTAAACTATTGGAAGCAGCTTGTAAGAAGATTCCTGTGGTGGTGAGTAAGGTTAATCCTTATGCTTTAGATACTGATGCTCCAGTCTTTTGGGTGGAACATCAATCAGACTGGTATAAACATTTGAAGTTTTTAATCAACAATAAAAATGCAAGACAAGATTATGGCGAAAAAATCTACGAGTGGGCAAACAAAAAGTACCATCTCAAAGACATCAATGTTAGAAGAAAATCCACATTTGAAAGTCTTATCAACTCATAAGCATATTTATGACTTATATGCTAAGTGTGGTGAGATAGTAAACTTTCATCACCATATTCAAGCTGAGATACTTCAAGCTTATAGAAGTCACGATCCACATTACCATTATCAGAATACTTGTCCGGTATGTGTGGCTGAGTTTTTAAATACAGTTTATAAATGGTATAACAATGAAATAAATAAATAATGAGCACATTCATTCATTCAGGAGCTACTGGAGATATGGTATTTTCACTACCAGTTATCAGATCAATGGGAGGTGGTAAGTTAATCATCTCAAACTTTGACAAGCAAAGGTCAGAATCAATTAAGAAGCTTATCGCAGTTCAACCTTATATCACATCAGTTGAGATAGCAGATGGGAACTTTGAAGGTTATGACTTGAATAGATTCAGGGATCACGCAGGGCACTTTGTTAATTTAGTAGAAGCTCACTTCAAAGGGCAAAGAGTAGAAGTTGATCCTGAGTGGAAAAAAGGATGGCTGACTTTACCTTCTAAAATCAACAGGCAAGAAAAGTATGCTATCATCAATAGGACTACAAACTATGAAGATTGGGGATTCAATTGGGCAAATGAAGTTGAGTATCTTAAAACAATAGCTGATAAGATTTACTTTATAGGGTACAAAGATGAATATCATTTATTTAATCAAACCTTTGGAACTGACATCAGTTACATTGAATGTGACTTCTTAGAAGGAGCTTATTTGATTCAAGATGCAGTTATGTTTACTGGATGCTATTCAGCTTGGAGTACTGTTGCAATGGGATTAGGTGGTGAATATAGATTGGTTCAAGCACCAGGTCATACTTGTTCATCATTATTAGAATCAAGAGAAAGAATTATAAATGTATAGCCAATGTATAGCCAAGCAAACCAAGATGACTTTGTAATTCATATGATGAATGGTAAAGTCGGTGAGTATTTAGAGATAGGAGCTTCACATCCCATTGATATTTCAAATACTTATGCATTGGAGCAATTAGGATGGACTGGACTAAGTATAGACATCAGTAATCAGTGTGAACAGATATGGAAAGAGAAAAGAAAGAATCCATTGGTGATTGCAGATGCTTTGACTTTTGAATATCCAACTAAAAAGAGGATTGATTATTTACAAGTGGATGTTGATCCATCGGAGGTAAGCTTCAAAGCACTTCAGCAAGTATTAAAGAGTAAGACAAGATTCTCAATCATCACTTATGAAACTGATGCTTATATGGATAAGAGATTTATAATGCCAAGTAGGGATTTGCTTTTGAATCAGGGTTATACTTTGATAGCTCCTGATGTTCTTTGTGGATTTGGTCCATTTGAAGATTGGTATATTGATGAATCGGTTATTGATGCTAACCTATTTAAAACATTTAATAGATGATATTATTAGCAGGGCAAATAGAATCCATATCTACAAGGAAGGATAAGACGCTGAAGGTCACCATTGGCACTCAAGAATTGAATCCTGCACAGGCATCAGATGTGTTCAGCTTAAATCAACAGTTCTGTTACATTGGTATGAAGATAGAACCATTCACGCAATCTGAAGAAGTATTGATAGCTGGATTGAAATCAGAGATTAATCAGAAGACACCATCACAAAGATTGAGATCACTATTATACGTTTACTATGAACAAGATAATAAGGGATATAAAGATTTCGGTACATTTTATGCTGCTGAAATGGAAAGAATTATTGAACACTTTAAAACTAAAATAGATGCCAGTTAATCCAAAGAGTTTACAGAACCTTAAAAGTTTTGAGAAGGGATTTGATCCAAGAAGAAATATCAAAGGTGTTCCAAGAAAATTAGTATCTAAGATTTCAGATATAGGATATACGAATAGTGAAGTCAATGATACTATTAAGAACATCGCAGCACTTACTGAAGATGAGGTTAAACAATTAGTAGATAATCAAGATTGCACTCTACTTGAAAGAATGGTTGCCAAAGCTATTTTAAAGGACTTTGCAAAGGGTTCATTATGGAACTTTGAGCTTATCATCAATCGTGCTTTTGGCAAACCTAAAGAAACACAATCAGTTGAGAATACTGGTAAGATAGAAGTTGTATTCATTAAAGGCAAAACAATATTATAATGTGGAATACTTGGAATCCATCAGATGGTCCTGAAAGCGATGATGAATTAGATGATTAAGTAATTATATGCAAAAGGGTATAAAAATCGGCACTTTGTGCAAATTATATCTTATAGCATATAAGTCAGTTTGAAGCTGACAATACAGATATAATGTATCATCATTCGTACATTATCGGATAAATACCGATATAATGTGCAATATCTTACACAAATTGCATAGGTAAATGTGCAACATAATACACAAAAATGATTGAATAATGAGGATTGAACTTTCAGAACCACATATTAACCAACAAAGAATCCTTGATAGTTCATCAAGATTCAGAGTAATTATGTGTGGGCGAAGGTTTGGTAAGTCAGAACTCAGTCAGATTGAAATAATATCTGAAGCACTCAAAGGAAATAATGTTGCTTACATCACTCCTACTTACAAACTGGCTAAGACATTCTTTGAGAAGCTGATTAAGATAGTCCAGTTTGAACATAACAAGTCAGACCTGATTATTCAATTCCCTAATGATGGTTCAGTGGAGTTCTTTACTGGTGAACGATTGGACAATCTCAGGGGACGTAAGTTTCACTTTGTGGTTGTGGATGAAGCTTCTTTCATTCCTAACCTTGAGGATGGGTGGTTAAATTCAATAAGACCTACCTTAACCGATTACAAGGGGAGGGCATTATTCCTATCTACTCCAAGAGGTAAGAATTACTTTTATCAGTTATACTGCAAACAAGATCAGGATTGGGAATCATTTAAGTTCACTACTTATGACAATCCCTACATTGATGCAGATGAGATTAACGATGCACGAAGGCAATTACCTGAAGCAGTATTTGAACAGGAGTATATGGCTAATCCAATGGAGAATGCTGCTAATCCCTTTGGAAGTAACTTTATTACTTTATGCACTAAGCCATTGAGTCCTTTAGAACCTATGTATTACGGGATAGATTTGGCAAAGTCTGTGGATTGGACAGTTATTATTGGACTTGATATTAATGGCAATGTAGCTCACTACAATCGTTTTCAGAAGGATTGGGCAACAACTAAGGAAACTATTCTTACTTTAGATAGGAGCAAACCGATAATGATTGATAGTACTGGAGTGGG